ATCCATAACGAACACTTCAAACTTTTTGTTGCCACCTTGAATACGACGGGGCTTGTTTAAAGTTACTTTTTCACCTTGGTATTCAGCCTTGGCAAACTCTTCTTTCATAATCTCTTGTACAATAACCCGTAGAGCCTCTAAGCGGTCCACTGACGGCTCTTCGTCCTCTTCGCCATACTCAGTGCCACCATAGTACTCTAAGTACTCCTCGTGGCTCTCTGCTGGCATATAGACTGCCTGTCCATTGTAGTCAGATACGTGGATTTTACCTTCTAGTCCCATGTCAATAGAACGAGATACAGCTTCCATCTCTGTCGTGAAGATGTCGTTAGCATATTGTGCTTTACGCAGTGTTGACAGCTTGTGTCCTACCATAGTACCTGTAGGCTTGCCTTCGTCATCGACGATTTCGATACGTGCTGCAGGTTCTTCTTTGGACCCTGTAATCTTTACTGGGATATTAGGAACAGTACCATCACGTACAATCTGACGAATGATACCACGGGCAGTACCACCAGAGCTATTCCATGATACTTTTGATCCGACTTTCATTATGGTTCACCTTGAATTGTGTTCTTGACTAAGACGCCCTCACCAAAGACACTGATGTATTGTTCACCACTACTACCTCGTAGCTGGAACTCAATGTCTGTCTTCTCGTTATATCGGAAGGGAACTTGTCGTTGGATGTGCATCATCTCTAGGAAGGAAGTCTCAGCTACCCGTAGCTTTACACCACTCTCTAAGCAGACGAAGTTACGGAAGTAGATTTGCCTGTTGTTCTGAGCGGCAGTGGCACAGAAAGCATCAATACGCACTAGGTAGAAACTGTAGCCAGCAGGTACTGTGTAAATACTAGCTTGGTTCTTACCCTCACCACCCCTGATCTTAGCGTAAGTGATGCCACCGTTAGCTACGGTAATATCATTCTCTGCATTGCCTGAGATTGTAACGACATCATTAATACGGAAGAACTGTAATGTTGTCGTAGGAGGTACTGCGGAGTTTAACGTAACATTCTCCGCAATAACCTCGTAGTTTACATCAAGACCGATAATACGGATGATTACACCATCGTCAGCTACGTTAGAGGTAACAGTCATGTTCAAGCCTGTAGTGGGCTGTATATATGCTGTGTTATTCTCCCATGCGGGAATGTAGGACGTACCTACAAGAGCATTATAACCGAAGATGTTTCTAGGGGCGTAATCGTTTGACTCACCCTTAGCTATAGCTAGTGGGTTATGTTCATATAAGTGCCTAGCCCAAGTAGTCATTAGTTCAACTCTGGTCTAATTGAAATTGCTAGGTTCTGGTTGTTAGGAAAAGTTTCTATAGCACCATCATTGTAGGTAACTTCAAACTCTGCGTAATAAGAACCTGCAGTGTCTGTATCATCAGATTGCCAATCATACTGAACAACACCATTTATAGCATCAGTGATAGTCATGGCAGCATCAACCTTAACTGTGCCATCAAGTGCCTTCAGGTGAAAGCGTACAGATGCCCCAGCTAAACTGATTACATTGTTGTTAGCATCCTTCAACGTAGCCTGAAGTGAAGGTGAGGTATCATTCTGTTTGATGTTAAAAGCCATTATGCTGCCTTATTATTATCGTAGGTTATCAATGCAGAGTTGCTACTGTTTTGTACGTTAGCTACGTTGTAGTTGTAGGAGAGTGTGACAGAGTTATCTGCATTACCTGTGATAGAAACTACACGAGCTTTAGAGGGGTCTATGTAAACATTATCACTAAATGTTGGAGAACCTGTCAGTATGCTCTGACCACCAAGAATATGCTCTTGCTCAATAGTGCTATCTGTAATGACAGGTGAGCCTGTGATGATAGCTACTGCTGTAAAGGTTTCATCCTCATACATCTCTATAGCAGGGACTGTAGGTGTTCCTGTAGTGATGTTTGTAGAGGTTAGAATATGAATCTGAGAGATAGAACTTACATCTACGATACAGTTTCCTGTAGTGATGTTTGTCGAGACCAACTGGTGATCTTGTTCTATCGTAGCTTGACCAACTTCACTAGGTGCTGTGTTGATATTAACTGCAGTTAGAACATGCTCTTGCTCAATAGTCGAAGAGGCTAGTGTAGGTTGACCTGTCGTAATATCTTGACCAACGAATGTCTCATTCTCTGCCATATTAATGGCTGGTACGACAGGGTTGTTGGTTGTAATAACTTCTAGGGTAATAATATATGTTTGGTCAAAAGTACTATCTGTAAGGACAGGTTGACCAGTTACAATAGGTACAGCTTCACCAAGAGCACTAACCTCATTGAAGTCCCCATTAGAGACAACAGGTTGACCAGAGGTAATATCTGTAGCTGTCAAATCTTGGTCTTGTGCGATAGCACTTGCTGCAACAATAGGTTGACCAGTTACAATGCTAAGACCAAGGAATGTCTCTTCTTCAGACATTGTGATAGCTGGTACTGTAGGTTGACCAGAAGTAATGTCTGTAGAAGTAAGTGTGTTATCTTCGTCGAGGTCAGGTTGACCAATAAAGACAGCACCAGTGGTGATATTTACACCGAGGAATGTTTCATCCTCTGCCATAGTCATAGTACCAACAGTTGGGTTACTTGTGGCTATAGCTTCAAGTGTTAGGCTGTGGCCTTGTACGACAGAAGAAGTCTCTACAACAGGGTTACCCGTTAGGATACTGTCGCCTGTGAAGGTTTCATCTTCTGACATAGTGACATCAGGGACAGAAACATTACCTGTGGTAATAGCTTCTAGTGTGATGTCGTGGTCTTGCTCAATAGTACTTGAGCCTACAGTGGGATTAGCAGTTAGAATACCCGTCAGGCTCAAGTCATGTTCTTGAGTAAATGTAGACTGCCCTACAGAGGGGCTACCAGCTTCTACACCAACAGCACCCAATTCATAGATTGTAAGACCATCATCTGTTAATGGTGCTGATGCTAAAGGTGAGAAGCCTAGCATTTAATTACTCCGCAGTTGCAGCGTTACCAGCAGAGATTGCCGCATCAATCGGGGCCATATCTTCGGTAGTCCAGAAGTCAGCCTGACGCATACCTTCAAGGTGCTTAACGTTGCGTTCGATCACAGTGTCATCACCAGCATAATTGTCAGGGTTGGCGATGGCATCGTTGATTACCCACACGCTGTCGAGACAGGCAGAGTAGTGCTTTGCGATACGTTCGGGTGTCAGTTGATCTTCCATGTGTCACCTCAAGGTTTTGTTGGCCATGTGACTTCGTATGGGAAGCCAGCTTGTTCTGTTATATCACGAAGTGCCTGCCGATACAGTTCCCATTCTGCTGGGATGTTCTGGCCACGTTCGTAAGACTTAATGACGATCCAGTCAGTCTCTTGCAGCAAACCATCACGGTGGGAACGGATGTTGCGTTCTGCTTGCTCAAGCGGCTGCTGTTCGACCAAATAGGGTAGCGACCAAGCACCATCGACTTGCTCAAAGGCACCATCTGTCAGCCGATGCGTTAGGCTATCGTATTCAGGTGCAGCAGGCCGTGTGTAGGGAAACACATCATAACTTGCCAGCAGGTCATCAGGGATAAGCTTGGGGAAGCTGGTTTGTGGATTATCACGGCGCAGTTGTCCCAGTGTGTATTTTGCTGGGGTGCCGTTTGTGAGTTTTAGGTGCATGGTGTGTCCTTACGTTGTGATGTCATATTCGTAGATGGCATTGGTAGTACTACCAACATACATCTTGAGATTATCGTAATCCATAAAAATGGCAGACGCACCAGAGCCAGTCTGTGTGCTAACAACAAAAGAACCATCAGCCGTTAGCGATGATACATCAAAGTCTGTTGTCGTGAATTTATATACAGTACCCTCGTTACCAAGAATGAATACCTGATCGCCAGTTGACGAAGCAAATATACCCCTAGGGTGTGTTGTGTATGATACTGTGCTAAAGGTTGCATCATACGAGACGCCACTAGAGATAGTGTTCGCAGTAGACAGAGAAAACTGATAAGTGGCATCATTGTTGTTGTCGTTCAGCAGGATGGTTTTTCCGTCCTCTGAAATGAACGGGTTTCTTGGCTGACCTGATGTATAAGTTGAAAATGGCGTTGATGCACTGCTGTCTAGCGATGCTGTTGAAATATCCCAAGCGGTGGATAGTGTGTATTTGCGCATATTCTGAGAGTTGTCGTAAAAGAAAAAAGCAGAGCCGTCTCTTTTAAAGGTAATCGCCCGACCATAGTCTGACGTCACAGAAGAAATCTTCGCTGTGTAGGATATAGTTGATATGTCCCAAGCGGTGGATAGTGAAAATTCAAGAATATCTGCTAGGCTGCCGCCTGACCTCCACCCCAAGACAAACATTTTCGTCCCATCTGGCTTAAAAAATATACCATTAGGCCAATAATCGGTTGAGCCATCAGAAATAGTTGCTGACGATTGAACATAGGTAGTCGATGCAATGGCTATGTCCGCCCAAGGGTTAATTTGAGTTGGTGTAACAACCCCAGCCCGTGCCATCAACAGCTTTTGCGCAGACGTTATCATGCCATCGCATCCCCAGCGAGGAAGCCATACCAAGTAGTGCCTCCGTCCACTGTCATAAACGTGTAGATGTCCTTCTCACCGCTTGCAGGTGCATCAGGTGCAGTGCCACCAGCCCAATCAACCGAGGCAGGCCATGTCAGCGTGTGAGTGCCACCTGCCGTGATAATCAGACTGAACGTGCCGACCTGACCACTTGATGGCGCACCAGTGAAGGTAAACGTGGTGTTGCCCGATGTCGTCAGCGTGTAGGTATCCCGTGCGCCTACGTCCACCGATGGGGTCGTGCCAGACAGGGCTGCGGATGTGTTGTCGATGCCAGCCGCTGGAATGCGGAAGCGAGTAATACTGCTATTCCCCAAGGTGATCTCGTTAGAGACTGTGGCTGAGGATGCGGCGGCGCTGTAGCCAATGACGATGTTGTTAGAGCCTGTTGTGGTTACGCTAGATGTATCCCGACCCAACATAACATTATTAGTACCAGTGGTGATATTCCAACCAGCACGGCGACCCAGAAGCAAACTTCCTGTAGCTGAGGTTAGGTCATTACCAGCTTGGTCTCCAATCGCTATATTCCAGCCCAAAGTATTTGTCAGGGCAGAACCCATAGCATCCTCACCGATGGCAATGTTGGAGCCGCCTGTCTGCGTAGAGTCCAAAGCATTTTTGCCAATAGCTATGTTATTAGTGCCAGTGGTAATTTGTCGCCCAGCTTGTCTACCAATCGCTATGTTGTAGCCAAAAGCATCAGTAGCCACCCCAGAACCCATCGCTTCCGGCCCAATAGCTACGTTACTTCTACCAGTAGTAGCAGAACCCATAGCATTATCACCCAAGGCTACGTTGTTGGAGCCTGTGGTAGCTGCATCCAAAGCACTATTGCCAAGGGCTACGTTATTGAAGCCTGTGGTGAGGTTAGTGCCTGCGAGGTAACCGCCGAGGAAGTTGTTGGCACCTGTGGTTACATCTTTTCCAGCCTCCGTGCCTATTGCAACATTTTCGCTGCCAGTGCTTGATCCCGCAACACCTAAAAGAGCATCTGCGCCAATAGCTATTGTGCGAGTGCCTGTGTTATTCCTTCCAGCAAAAGCGCCTATGTTAATTGTCTTAAAGCCCGCAGTGCGGCCCACTTCGTCGCCAATAAGGACCACACCATCGCTGTTGGTAAATCGACCAGCTTCAAAACCAATGATAATACCATCTTTGCCAGTTGTCCTTGCCCCCCCTGCAAGATTACCAAAAATTACATTGTTAACACCCGTGGTTAGATTGTCTCCCGCTAAGTTACCAGCAACAAAGTTATCAGTGCCAGTAGTCAGATCGGGCAGCGTAGCAATGGCTGCAAGGTTGCGTGTGCCGATGACAGAAAACGCCCCGCCAGACGTCACCCAATCATAATCCGTCCCATTCCACGACAGAACCTCACCAGATGAAGCAGTGCCAGTGTTCAGGTGGGCATCAACCAGCGGGTTTACATTGCCAGCGTCAGTTACGTCAGCCGTGGCTTCAATGCCGTCGAGCTTAGTCTTGTCGCCATCAACAAACGCACCCTCAGATGGTGGCTGTTGGATGTCAGCATCAGACGCAGTAACAAAGACGATAGCACTACCAGATAAGCTGATAGCTGACCCAGCATTAGAGCTTTCGTCTACTGAACGAGTAAGGGTGCCAGCATTGTAAGTACCAGAACCAACTTCCCAATTAGTTCCGTCTTCAATCGTATAACGAATGGTTTCACCATTAGAAACCCCAGCCGCTGCAAACGTCTGGAACCCGTCGACTGCACTCCCTACCGTAATAGTACCAGTGCCAGTTGTGGCTGTCGTCATCTTAGCACGATTGACTAGCTTTACCATCATCTATACCCTTACTCTAAATTCAGTGTGTGTTGTTGTTATACAGGGTCTGGGATACCGATAGTGACTGAAGACAGAGTGAATGTGTTGCCTGAAGTGACAGACTGAGAAGCTGCTAGAGAACCAGTCGCCAACAAACGAGAGTTTGATGTGTCAACGATAGCATAGTGTGTCACAGTACCAGTACCTGTTACGGAACCGTCTGTGATTGCACCTACAACTACCTCACGACCACCGCCAGAACGGTCCTGTGGTGCGCCAATGGACAAAGATGTAGAGTTGCCCAATGCGTATGTGGATGTTGCGTTAGCGTATGTGGTTGCTTCTTGTGAAGTCACATAGATTGCATTTGCTTCTGTGTCTAGGACGGTCAAGCCGTTGTCAAACACACGATCATTTAAAGTTGCCATTTTATTCTTCCTCTAGAGGTTGTTGAGTTTCGCCCACGTCTGGGTCGTAGTTTAATTCTGCGATGTCCATCAGGTCTTGAATAACTTCTGGGTGGGACGACACATCAATGTTTGCACCATTCAAGTTGCGTAGGAAGGCTGCAATCTCACGTAGATCGTGTGGAGCAACATCACCAGCAACAATAGTAGGCATAAGGTCGTAGTTCAGACCGTTCAACTCCCAAAGACGTTCAACAAGCTGTTTGTTCAGGACATCGACGATAGCTTGAATGTAACTCTCTAAGGCACGGAGGAACAGGTCTGTCTTAGACTTGGAAAGGGCATAAGAGCCAGTGTTGCCACCACCAAGCATAAGAAACTCAGATAGAACGGAACGGGCAATGTCATGCTGATACCGTTTTACAATAGGGTCAATCTCAATGTTACGCTTACCATTTGACGCCATAAGCTCTACATCAACTAATCGTTGGTTGGTAGGACTCCCATCCTTATCGGGATAGGTGTCGGAAGGCAGGACAATGTAACCTTGTTCGTTGAACTTAACGTCACGAAGGATCTGCTGCAGATTTGCAACAAAGCCAGCTTGTCCTGCAGTGGCATCAGGAGAGAGATACTCTGCAGGAATACGAGCAACAGGGATACCTGCCAACTCACGTTCAACTGCGATAGCTTCAATGCTTTGTAGATTGTTAAGGTACTCGTAAGATGTGTATGCGTTTCTTAAAATAGAACGACCTGATGGGTCATTATTGATAGCAGTAGTACGATAGTAAAGGCTCTTACGAGTAGGAATATAACTTGTGTTGTTAAACCCAGATCCTTCTTGATGGACACCCAAGACATCACCAGTCTTTTGGTCTACATCAAACTTGGAAATAGTCCAAGGCGCACGAGAAGCAATCTTACGGACACCTATACGACCATCAGTAAACTTAGAACGAGACTTATCAGAACGAGAATTAGGACCTGACCGACGCTTGAATACCACTTCAAACCACGCAAAGCCGTAGGTAAGCGACGACAAAGCTTCAGATACGTGATCGTCAAGAGTGTGGTCCATATCAGTAAAGACACTCTCAACAAACTCAGCTTCTCTCTTAGCTTCCTCAGTCTCATTAGCTGGCATCACCTTAATATCTACATCACGTAATACTTGCTCTGTAGCATACATTACAGCACCAATAGTGCTATCGTTGTCTCGCATCTCACGGTACTTACGAATAGCTCTTTTGCCACGTAACTCTGGTAGAAACTCATCAGCACGGATTTGACCGTTATGCGTATTGTCACCTGCAATCCCAAGAATCTGAGTTGCTTCCGTTTCTGATAGTTTCTTCGCCATCTTACATTAAACCTTTGGCACTGGAGTACGCTAATTTCAACTGTGGTTTTGCGTATCCGTTGAGTGAGAGGTCCGTTATTGCCCAAACTAAAGCATCAAGACGGTCTGGTGAGCCTATGGACCCTAGAGGTTCCCACTGTACCATCTGATCTTCTAAATCGTTTAACCCTCGTATGTGCTTTACCTTACCTTGTTCGTAAAGTGCAGATACAGGTTCAGCCCGTGCCATCTTCCCACGAGAAGCATGTACGAGCTTTACAGGAACTGTTTCATCCTCTGTGTGTAGTGTATGGCGTACCATATCACCACCTTGATTTCTCTCAGCGACGATCCTATCAGCCATGTGGTCACGGTAAAGCTCTACTGCCTTAGCTGCCCATTGCTGTGGTGAATATCGTCCTGTGTGGTCTTCTATGACGTATGCTGTACCATTTACATCAATACCTGCCACTATGATACCTGTCATGTCAGATTCAGCATTAGCTGTAACAGCAGGGTCAATAGCAACGACAATACGATTAAGTTGTGGTAAGTCGTCTTTATCTATTTCACACTTAGCTAATAACCCTCTATTCCACAAAGCACCAGAGGCTTCGTCTAGGATCTCAGCATATAGTTCTTGGCGACCTAATCTGGTCCCCTCATATGTCTTACGTACAGCATCCAAGAAAGTATCAGCCAAGTTAGCAGCATTGTCATATGTACTACCTTTACTTACTGTCGTCTTATCATCACTAAGGATGGTACGGATAAGTTTAGTTGTCTTAGGGGTAGTTGTAACGAAGACCTTGGGGTGTCTACCTAGACGTAGACCAAACATCATCATATCCCAAGTGTCTTGTGCATTACGCCAAGCACAAAGTTCATCACACCATGCACTGTAAGCCTGTGGACCACGGAGACGTTCAGGGTCTTCAGCAGAGAAGAATACAGCCTTAGCGCCATTCTCCCATGTCAAGCTATTGTTTGTGGGAGACCAAACAGGGAAACCAATGTGTTTACCACGATACGTTTCATCACCACTCCAACAGACATTAAGTAGTCCACTGTCACCCTCAACCATAACACGTCTAACGTCACCTTTAGTAGGGGCGACACAATGTACAATCTTATCACCAGAACGAATACGATGTCTTACCCACTCAGCACCAGCTCTAGTCTTTCCCCAACCACGACCAGCAAGAGCAACCCAAGTGTTCCAATCACCTTCTGGTTCTAACTGTTCAGGTCTAGCCCAGAAACCCCAGTCATGCTGTAGCTCTGCAGCTTTCTTAGGCCCTAACTCTTTTAACAGACTTGCAACTTCCTCATCAGGTAAGTCACGTAATACACTAGCCGTTATCTTCGTCTGTAGTTGAGCCATTAGATTGTTTTCCGAGTAAGGTCATAAGAGAATCAATAGCAGATTCATCAGTGTCAGGGTCTTCTGTTAGTTCTTGTTCGTTTACTGTAGAAGTAGGTGACCATCCACCCTTACTACGTAGGAATAGTTCAGCAGCCTTAAAGTCACCGTCAAGAGCCTGTTGGATAACGACAGAACCTACTTGTCCTACAATCTCAGACTTAACATCAGCTATGTCCTGACCATACAACTTATAGAATGTAGCTGTAGAAGAAGGGGCATTCTGATACTTCTGGATAGATGCCATAATGTCTTTGACGGACACACCATTACGGATGCCCTCTCTAACCTTCTTGGCTATAATTTCACTATATGGGATTGCTGGGATAGTCATAAAGTCTGCTTTTCTTTAAGAGAACGACAGTAAGAAGGTAATTCACCTAGTAGTAATATGTTCAGCAGTCCCCACTCATCGGCAAAACCTGTCCCAATAACTAAGAGTGGTGGATTGTGTCTTGGTTGAATGAGAACGACAGAACATACTATACATATGTATATACTTATGTAGTAACTTAAGTAACTATAACTTTATAGTATATAAACTAGATAGTATCAATTACTAGAGAGAAACTTATGTAGTAACTTAAGTTAGTGTCTTCACTTATATATATGTACTTTTTGAGAGGTTTTACAACCAAAGAAATACAACTTTTTTATATGTTGTTGATAACAAAGGATTCTTTTTTGATACTTTATAGCTGATTCTTAAGAAGGTAGCCGATGTTGTCACCATTTGTTGTAACTTTGCAACTATTTGGTATATGCGTCATTTGGTCACACCCTTAACTAATTTTCTTGTTTTGTAGATGTAGGGGTAAACCACACTACCCGAATCGGTAGGTGTATAATACCAAGGGTCCCATGTCAATAGTCCATAGGGATAGGAATACTGTCGTTAGTCATAGGAATGACCGATGTGTTGCGCATTTGTCACACTTTGGTATAAACATTTGACTTGACAAGAAAAAATGCTTGACTATCAGGGCGAATCGGCAGCACTAGGGGAATCGTTTGATTGAACCCTTGTTTAAATAACGGTGGTATAATACTACCCCATTGTATTGGTAACATATTCTAACCAAAACAAAAAAGGGCCGACCACTAGGGCCGACCAGTTAGGGAGTCAACAGTACTGAAAAAAGTCTAGTGTTTTGGATACGACACATTAGCAACGGATGCATCCCAACAAGCCCTGCAATCGCCGCATTGGTTGCCTTGTGTCCTAGCAGGGCAAGCGTACCCGTGAGGGGCGTTTTGCTTGTGTACGGTGCTTGTGTTGGCCCCTTTAACTGGTTTCATGTCAACCATAGGCGCAGACAGGCGGATGACTAAGTTGGACGGTATAACGCCACCTTGTGCTTGCCATTGCTTAACAATAGCCAATTCACGGGTTGGCAACCAATGGGCAATGTCTGGAGTCGCTAGACAGACTTGAACAATCGCTTCAAGTTGTTCAACCGAGTCAATGTCACCAGAGTCGAACCAACGGTGATATTGTTCACCAGTCTTATCGGCAATCCGTAGAATCTGGAATACGCAAGCTTTGATCCATTGGTCGGGATTAGTCGCAATCAATCGAGTCGCCTTTTCATAGTTGGCCGACCACCCTTGATTGACGGACGGTCGCAAGCGTTGAATCTTTCGTGCATAACAAGACTCGCAGACTGAGCCTTTGACGTTGGCTAGGCGTGAGCCAACCTTGCAAGCAAAGGAGTCTTGAGCAAAGGTAGATCCAGGCATTTTAGAATTGCCCTTGGATATGTTAACCGACTCTTTGGCGGCCTTAAGTGTTAGCGTATAGGGGCGTTTTGTTGTGGTTGTGTCGGTTGAATTGGCGTTATAGCGTAACATTTTTTGACTCCGTTGGTTGGTTGGTTGGGGCCGTAGCCCCTTGTTTCTTAATAGTCCAAGGGGTTAGCCTTTTCAATATCGATAATTTCATATTCATGATTCGGATCACTTTCAACCTTGTAAACCACTTGATCAAAAGTTTTGGCGTAAATGGTCAATACGTCAACGCCACCATTTAATTCATCATATACTGTCACCGAATATTCATTTTGCATTGTCTTGACTCCGTTTGTCTTGTTGATGATTCTGTTATATCGTGATTCGACTCAATCGTCAACCCCTATTTACCGATAAACCCCAGATTCTTCATTATCAACTAAAGATAGGTGATAACCCCCAACTTTCGGTAAGAATATCCCCATACCATCCGAATCGACATATGAGAATTTACCTAAGTAAAAGCAAGATATCCCGAAGTATATAATGAGCATAACTTTAGTCATAGTATGTATCCTTTTTCCTGTTGTTGCTATACTTTGGTATAGGTGACTATAACTTTAGTCTAGGTCAACTATACGAAGGTATAGGAAGGGGCCGTAGCCCCTAACTTTAGTCTACATACCACTTGTCTATTTCTGCGGTATTAATACCTTCGTATACCCAATAATACCCTTTTGGCTCAGCTACTGACTTTAGTACACGTTCCAGTGTACCTTGGCTATAGTACTCAGCTTCAAATCTAGCCTTCCGTAGAGAACCATATACCCCGATAACTCCGTCCTCAGAACCTTTTACTACATATACACATTTTGACATTTTGACTTCCTTTTTTGTTGTCGTTGTTGATGAAACCAATATGGCATGATTCGCAGCCAATGTATATAGTCCAAAAGGGTAGGATTGAAGAAAATTCGGATAGGGTAAAATATAACCAAAGAAAAATCGCCTGTGAGTGGGGTGAATCGTTTTTTACGGGTGGCAAGTTGCAAGGCCCTAAAACGGCTCTCACGGAGCGATTCTGAGCTTCTCACGGCCTATTGACATTAAATCCAGAAATATGCTATAAACGAATCAGCCCCGAAATTGAGAGACTCGCAGGGGGGAATCCGTCTAGTTTTAATGTTAACGTGTGTTACATTATTTGACTCGCCTATAAGGTGAACTGGGCAAAGTATGCAAAAAACGCATAGCAGGTATGACTTGACAAGTCGCT